TTTATTAGCGTTCATCATCTTGATACAAAACTCTCTTGACCTACCTTGTCTTGTTTGGTAGCCCCCAGAGTATGCTGTGTACATATATCTTACTAAATAGGTTATATCTTCTTTACCCTCTTTCTTACTTTTCCCATCTTGCTCACTTTCTTTATAGGGTGTAGCTTTACCTACTCTTGCTAACTTTACTTCGTTGTTTAGTTCATCTATTTTTTTGTCAAGCTCATCTTCTAAATCATAATCTACATCCATTTCATCAATCAAGTCAAACTCCTCTAACAATTCTTCTTCGTTTTGTCCTTTACCTATAAACTCCTCTAATAGTTTGTTAGATTCTTTACTTAATTTAACTCCTGTTTCTTCTTCCTTAGTTTCTTCATCTTCTACGTTCTCTAAGTCTGTAAATTCAAGTGGCTGAAGCGTTTTAAAGTATAAATTAAGCGATATATCGTTATAAGCTAGTATTTGGTCAAAGTGGTCAATTAAAAGGTTTTGAAAGCCTTTAATTACTAAGTTGTCAAATAGTATAGATGCTGTCTTTAATTCATCAGCGTTATTACCAAGACCTGTGCTGTCTTTAATTCCAAATAACATAGGACTTACTACCCTATGAGCTACCATGATTTTCTTAGAACTCTCATCACTTAGAAACTGATACTGATTATGTGCATCACTAAGTTGGATAGGGTCTATTGTAGCTGCTGTTTCAGAGTTGTCGTTAAATGCTAAAATAAATTTACCTGCATTACTAGAGCCACTAAACTTTTCGTAGATTCTTCTCTCTATCATTTCTCTTTGTTCTGGGTCAGGAGTACCATTGTTGAAGTTAATTAACATACTTGGTGCTAGTCCGTTTAGTATGTTGTTTAAATGGTAGTTAGATATTTCCTCCTCAAGCTCTGCGTATTGTGTTCCCCCTTGATAATCTACAGGACTATAATACTTAAAACCTGCTCTATAAGGCTTTATGTACATTATTTCTAACCCCTCTTTAGAAGTTCCGAATGCAGGTATTCTTTTAAGTTCGTTTCCTCGCTTGTACTTTGACCAATCACTAAAATAATAGTAGGCTTCTATTTCGCCTTTGTCGTTGCATTTCTCAGCTCTTAGTGTTTCAATAGGTATATGTTCTAGTTGTACAATCTTAGTTCTGTTTTTAGAATAGATAACTTGTATTGCACATTGACCCATGAGCTTTAAATCATAACATAGTTTCCTTGTACAATCTTTGTTAAACAAGGACATCATTTGAGCATACTCATTAGGCTTTTTATTTGAATTGGTAGCATCTAAGCCTTTTCCGTAAATCATCTCACTAACACCATTTATAATAGCGTTATTCGTAGGACTTCCGTTGTATCTGTCTATTAGGTATTGAAAGTAGTTGTTATCTTCTCCATACTCGATGAAGTCTTTGCCTCTTACTTCCTTTACTTGTGGAGAAGTATAAGTGCTTAAATTTACAATACTTAAATCTGATTTATTTTTCATATAATTATATAATCATTATCAAAGACATCGTTTCCTGTTGGTACTGTGTATTCTCCACTATTGACCGAGTAACTAGATATTGTCTGGTCAGTACAGAAAACTTTATCTTTATATATTACACTACTTCCCTCTTTTAGTGTTAGGTCGTAAAACCTACCCTCTACAAGTACAGGACTTAATGCTTGTGATAACACTAAATAGTTTTTGTCTGTTGTAGTGCTTACTGTGTATGTTGTTGAGGTGTTTGTTGAATCATCTCTTAGTATCATACTAACACTCGATGCATAACTTCTTGGTATTACTTTTAAAGTTTGAGCTGATGCAGATGTCGTTAAGTGTATCATACTTATATAACGTATAAACTTTGAATTTTGTGTATAAAAAAACCCCCACATTTCTGCGAGGGTTGTATTTGTGTTTTTGTGTTTAATATCCTAATGAATGAAAATATTCATCTTGTTTGTCTATATTTCTTTGTAACTCTAATTGAAGCGACATATATTCTGGTGTAAATCTTTTACCTTGTTTTACTAGGTTATCCATTTTATTTCTTATCACTTGTTGTTCTTGTTGTAATTTTAAATTTTTCATTTGTTTTGTTTTTAATTATACTGCAATATACAACACTTTTTTGGTTTTTCAACTATTGTTAATAAAGTTTTTTTATTTTTTTTTAGTTTACAGATAAGGAGGCTATTAATTTTAACATAATTTTAACATAATTTTAACATTTGGACACAAAAAAAGGGAGTCCGAAAACTCCCCTTTAAAACAAAACTAATCTATTTTATGAAAACTTATATAAATATAAGAAATTAATTTTAGTTAGGTGTTATTTTAGTACCTTGATTTGCACCTGTAACAACACTTGCTGCTGTAAAGTCTGGTGGTGCAGTCTCTTGTGCAACAAACGTTAATGAGTAACCACTAAGGTCTCCCATCGCTGCTCCACTAGAAAAGCTACCAGAAGTTAATTCAGCTCCATGTACTTTACCTACTAAGAAATAATTACCATTGTAGTCCTCTACCCAAATGTGTGGTCTAGCTACTGCAAGTAATTGTATCTCAGCTTGTGTGTCTTTTTCTAAGAACGTAAAGTTTAGTGTAAGTGTGCTTTCGTAGAATGTAGTACCATTTTCTCTTGATGAAGTAACAGCAGTTTCTAAAGTAGAATTTCCTTTGATGTCAAATTGATATACTGTAGGAGTTCCAGAAATACCTGTTATTTCATTAGAGGCTATTGTAATAGTGCCTAACCCACCAAAATCAGTAAAGTAACAACTTTTGAGTCCTCCGACTCCTGATTTACAGGGTAATGCTCTACCTTTAGTTAATAAACAAGCCATAATTTATTGGTATTAAAAAAGGGTAGGCAGTTTTGCCCACCCCTTTATATGTTAGTTAATTTAATTTATTAGTCGTAAAGAACTACATCAGCACCTACACCAATTTGGCATCCTGCTGTATATCTCATTACTACTCTTACATTTTGTGAGCCATCAATATCTGACATATCAATAACTTTAACTTCGTTTCTGTCGTTTAATAGACCTGTTCCGAAGAATAAGTTAGAGCTTCTTGCAGCGATTGCTTGGTTATCACTAAACCCTGAAGATGGATAAATTCTTACGCCATCAAAGAATAAGTTATTTAATGATTGGTTGTTACCTTTGTTCTCGTAACCGTTAGCTCCTAAACCAGATGCACCGAAACCACCTAAAGCTCTTATGTAAGCTCTATAGATATTTTGTGATACATAAATAATTAGGTCATCAGCTCCGTAAACTCCTGATGGAATAGCATCAACGATTTTACCTAATTCTGCGATTACGTTAGCTGAAGTAACTGTTCCTGCTGTAACATCTACTACAGTAGAATCAGCAGTTGCTAATGTTACAAAACCATCGAAGTTACCCTCTCCTGCACTACCACCCCAGATAGAAGTTTCAGTTGCACTTGCAACCTCTGCTGCTACTCTTGCGATAACGAAGTCAGAAAATAATGGAGGTAAGTTGTCAAAAGCAGAAAAGCCCATTTGAGCAGCTTCCCAATCAGCGTGTAATTCTTTCTTACAGATCTGTAGGTTTACTTGTAACTCAGTTGGAGTTAATACTTTTTCAGTAAGTGTAAGACCTGAAGTCGTTGAATCGAAATCACAGTCAGCACTTCTTACTAAATTTGAGAAAGCCCCTACTTTCATAGCAGCTTTGTACTTAATGTTAGGTAGAATAGTAATAGCAGCATCATCTAAAGTTTTTGCTGTTAATAAAGATGCAGCAATATATTTACCTGCAAATTCTCCTGCATAACTACTACCTGTAATTGTTGGATTTGGCATTTTATTTAATTTTAATTATTGGTTAATTTTTTCATTACTCTATCTAAAGCAGTTTCTTTTCTGTTTTGACCGAATCTTACTTTAAACTCTTGTTTAGCTTCAGGATTGTGAGCAATAGGCTCTACAGCAGGAGTTTCGCTAAGTTCTTCTTTAACTTGCTCTGCCATTTCTTCTTTCTCCTTAAGCTCTTTTATCATGCCTTTGATTTCTTCAACGGCTGATTCAAATTCTTCTTTTGATACATATTTAGCTTCTACTTCTTCTTCTTCTTCTTTTACTTCTTCTTCTTCTTCCTCCTCTTGAGCTTTAATTTCTTTAATAATACCCTCATCTTCTACAACAAGCATATTACCATCTTCCATTAAATATTCTCCTTTAGGAACAGCTACTTTTTCATCTTCTGTTAGAATAAAGATTTCGTTTCCTGATTCAAAAGCCTCAGCTTCTAAAACTGTACCATTTTCTAGCTTTAATTGAGCTAGTTCTAGTGCTTCCTCAGTTAATTGAGTTTCTTGCTCAATAGCTTCTTCTCCTAAGAAAGTCTTGATTTTGTTTAAGATTTCTGTTGATTTCATATTACTATAACGTATTTAAATTTATATTTGCATTTTTATATTTTCCCTATACCTTGATTTATTATTTTACCCTTACAGCATTTAACTGAATAGGTTTCATCTTTACATAAACAACCTCTACGCCCACCTCTTGGACTTGTCTTACTTGGTGTTTCAAATTTTTTCATCTTCCTTGTCCTCTATATTTTTTTTTATATCCTGTTTGCCCTACACTCGCATTTTTACTATGTGCGTGTGATTTTCTTTTTGGTTTTATATATACACTTACAACTTTTCTAGGCATTATGGTTTTTTTGGATGTCCTTTAGGCAACAAGTCGTTATCCCCTGTATATTTCGCGTTTTGTGGTCTACCATTCTTTACTAAGTATAAAAAAGCATTTACTCTTGCAAATGACCATTGTGATGCACTTTTAATTTTAGGACTATGTGAAGTGTTAAAAGCTCCAAGACCTCTTTGAAATACTGCCTTTAACATTCCTACATTTACACCATAACCTAATTTGTCTTTGTATCTTTCATTAAATTCATCTGACTTCTTTTTTAAAGTAGCCTCATCTTCTTTAGATACTTTAGCTCCTCTTGTTGTTGAAGCATCGCCTTTTGCTGTACCTTTACCTTTAGGGTTTTTATTTGGTGTACCTGACTTAGGTGCTTTAGGAGATTTCTTAACTCCTCCTCTTTCTCCTATTTCTGCTGCCTTTACACATTTATGCTTTTGGTAATCTTTAACATAACCCTCTGGGCATTTGTACTTTTTAAAATCTTCTTTGTTGTGATACTCGCATGGCATATACCAAGTCTTACCCTCAAACTCATGTTCGTGCATTCCCTCGCATCCTATGTTCTTTGCCATTTCCTCAGCCTTTTCTTTTGATGCGTATGCTAGTCTGTCATCAATAATTGCAAACTCCTCATTGACAATCATAGATGCTAGTTCTATCTCTCCTAGTTCTTTGAGTTTACCTGCACTCCATCTAAGTCCTGCTTTACCACCCCATAATAAATAAGATATAGTACCACACGCTTTAGAATCTCCCTCATCGTAATATTCTTCTGCTCTGCTGAGGTATGAGTACATTCTCTTTATAGTTTCTTTAGATATTGGTTTTCCTGCTGCTAATTGTGTAGCTCTTACTTTTCCTACTTGGGTTGCGCATTTATTGTTTACTTTTTTGTTTAGCTCTAAGCCTCTCTTAGCGTTGTTTTTTACGCCACTAGGATAATCACTATATGATTCTAGTTCTCTCCTCTTACCACCCTTTAAACGCTTGTCCTCTCTTACTATAGACCTTATGTAAGATAACATTTCACTTGCTTCAGCTTCTTCTAGGTCTGCAAAGTCATTTACAGGCTCTTTAGGTCTTTCCATTTTGTCTGCGAAGTAACCCTCTATTGAGAAACCTTTAACCTTGCCTGTTTTTACAAAGTTGTTCCATATTTCATCATTGTTTACCTTTACAGCTCCCATCCAAGTACCTACAGGCACATTCAATCCGTACTTGCGTGATTTATCGTGTACCTCATCTTCTACTAGCCAAGATTCTACTAATGTTAGTCCGTTAATTGTATGTTGGTGTTCTAATGTAGCTTTAGATTGATTTCCGTTCATTAAGTATAACTGTGATGCTTTGGCTACTGTATCTCTTGAGAAATATATGTAATATTCTTCTTCTCCTTTTTTGCGATAGATAGGTTTGTTAGGAATAAGTAAAGCACCCATTAATATACGCTTTTCTTTATCTACCTCTGCTAGTTTTATTTCTTGATTTTTAAGAGCTATAAAATCTTCTTCGATTGCAGGGTTTTCTACTACAGATATAGCTTCTATTCCTGTTAGCTCATCATCTCCTAAAATAAGTTCAACGATTCTCATATTATTATAACGAATTAATTATTTATTTTGTTTATCCTAAACTAGCACTACTGACAATGTTTCTATCCATCTCTTGTGCTGTGCTTACATCTCCACTAACCACAAAAGCTCTTATAGGTTGGTTTTGTTGCCCTCCTAATATTGATGCTAGTTGATTTGTACCACTTGCACCTACTGTATTGAATTGTGGTACGATTGATGGTGCTGTAATTGAACTTGCACTACTAGCTCCTGCTGCTGCTCTTGTATCTACAGATATTCCTCCACCTGCACCTATTGATGAGGCTACTCTTTTACTTTTACCTACTGCTGCACTCATAGCTGATATAATACCTACTGCTTGTAAAGCGTATGCAATCAACATAGGTATGTTTTGTGGAAAACCTATCTTAGCTGTTTCTGCTGTACCTTGTGCTACTGCTGCACCTGCATTTGCACTTTTTAAAGAAGTAAGTGTTATAGTCTTACGAGCTTCTTGTATCATCTCTTGTGCTGCTAATATTTGTTTAGCAATAAGTGCTGCTTTACCTGCTGCTGTTTCTGCACCAAATAGAGATATAGCTGTATCTACTGCCATACGTTTAGCATCCATTATTTTTTGTTGTGTAACAACTTCGTTTGCTGCTATTCTTTCGTTTCTAAGTTGCGTTTGTTTTTCAGCCTCTGCTTCATCTGCTTTACGTTTTTTCTCAGCAGCATCTTTCTTAGCTTTCATTTGGTCAAAGACCTCTTTACTTACGAAACCAACACCTGCAAGAAACACAAAGTCCTCTGCTAGTTCTTTTTCTTTAGCTTTACGTTCAGCTTCAGCAGCTTTACGTTCAGCTTCTTCTTCTCTAAGTGCAGTAGTGATTTCAGCAGTTAAGGCTTTCTGTATTTTAAGTCTACCTGTTTCTAATTCTGTTAGTCTGGCTTTTAATCTAGCTTCCTCATCTAAATCTTCTTTTGTAGATTCTGCTAAAGAGTTCTCTAATTGTTTAGCCTCGAATCTTAATCTTGCAGCTTCAATTTCTTTTTGTGTTATTTCTTCTTCTATTCTACCT